GTCCAGACCGTAGGGCAGCTCCAGGTTGGTATTGATGAGAAAAAGAAAATTTTGAAAAACTATCTCACTGATGCGAGCACAAAAATTAGCAAGATACTTAATTCTGTTGAGAAAGAAGACTAATCATGAATCCTGAACAAATCGCTGAAATGCTTGCCAAGGCTACCGAAGCTGCCCTCTCCAAAATGGGCGCTACCCAGAAACCTGCCGTAACGGAAGACAATGCTCTCGCTGGTGCAATTGCTGACATGGCAAAAGCCGTCTCTGCAATCAATACCCGCCTGGACACGTTGGACAAGTCGGTGGAGAAGAAACAGCCGGTAACGCCGGAATCACAGATTGCTCAGATGGCAGCTGTGATTGATACCCTCAATAAGAAAATTGATGCAATGGGTAAGAAACCGGAAGACATCGCCGCAGAGCAAGCAGCTCAGCCTATCGGTCAGATGAAGATGAGCGACCTCACCAAGACAATTGAAGACATTGTGGTGAAGGCTGTTTCCGGCAAGAAAGAAACCCCCAAAGGTCAGGGCAAAGACTCTCTGGCTGATGAGGCTGAAGTTGAAATTGATGAAGAGCTTGCTGATGGAGTCGTCAACAAAGACACCAGCAAGAAAGATGCCGGAGCTGACCTTGACCAGTTCTTCGGTCAACTTCTCGGCAAGATGAGCAGCAAGGTTCTTGGCCGTGGTTCTGACAGCGAAAACGGTCTTGACCCGGAAGAAGCTGCAGAAGAAGAAGGTTCTGATAAAGAATAGTTTTTGATGCTGAATGGGAGGGGTGACCTTAATAGGCTCCCTCTCTTTTATTAATGCCATTATACAGAAGTTTTAACCCACTCACAAAATATATAAACCTAGTGCATATTTGTTGGAGATAAACAATGAAGTTCAAAGTTAAAACCATTAAAGACCTGAAGAAACTCGTGAAGGCAATCACAATCGGCGGAGTCGGTGATGCAGCGCATCCCTTCCTTCCCGATCCTCTGGCTGCTGCGTTTATTGACATTGTTACCGAGAACAACAATTTTCGCAAAATCTTCCGCTCAGTGAAAATGAACAGCCGGACGCGCACAATTCCCAAGTTCCTCACCGGAACCAACGTCTACTACCAAAGTGCAGAAGCTACTGCTGGTGTTGAGACTGCCTTCACGGCAAGCTCCATTCAGCTCGTGGCGAAGAAGCTCTTTGCGTGGATGGAAATCTCTGAGGAAACTTTTGAAGACGGCGTAGTGGACATGAACACAGCAATCAAAATGCTGTTCGCTCGCGGCATGGGCATTGGTGAAGAGAAGGCATTCCTGGTTGGTGATGTTGATCACGCCTCTACCACTGCTACTGAATCTGCAGCCACAGCCACCATGTGGTACAACAAGGATTCACGCCTTGCCTTTGATGGTCTTGTGACTATCGGGCGCGAGTCGGGAACCAAGCAGGTTGTGAACGGTGCTGCCAGTGTTGACGTGTTCGGTGAAGCAATCTATCGCCTTGGCCTCTATGCCAAGCAGACTTCTCAGCTCGTGGCATTTGTTAACCCATGGTCAGCCAATCAGCTGCTCCGTGATAATGATGTGCGCACTGTTGATAAGTACGGCGCAAAAGCAACCATCCTGACCGGCGAAGTCGGTGAAATCTTCAATAAGTTCAAAATCATTAACTCTGACTACATTCCGAACGGTCAGGGTGTTGTTACTCATCGTGACAACGTGGTGATTGGTGACCGTCGCCTGATCAAGATGAAAGAAGATGAGATCATTAAGAATGACAGCGTTCTGTGGGCAATCTCGGAACGTGTTGCGATGGAAGTTGAATATGATGGCGCAGTCCTGTTCCTCCAGGGCTTCACCTCTCCTTCTGCTTCGTAGTAATATTTGTTAAGACTTTATGAGTTGGAGAAGGGTGTGTTGAAGCACCCTTCTCTTTAATCATTTTTAATCTTAAAGAGGAGAACTGTAGAAGTGTTACCTAACCAGCCACCGATGCACAGGATAAAGAGAGAACTAACCCAACGCCAAATAAGTAGACGGATGCAGAGATATGGCGTTAATGATGTTGTGACTAATAAAGAGATTATAGAAGTTGCTGCTAATAGTTCCAACCTGAAACAAATCTACACCTTTGGTGATAAGTCTAGGGTACTAAGAGCTGATGATAAATTCCTATTAGAGATATTTGATAATGATATGGCAAAGTTAGATGTCAACACTTTGCACAATATCATTTCTCTAGCCCGCAGCCCCATAGCCAACCTAATGTTGAATGGGCAAGTGCCTGACCTCCCTATCCGTCCAGCAGGGCACAAGATGTTGCACTTTGGGATATGGATGAATAATGTGAAGCATTATTCTGGTGGAAGAGTTCACGCCCTATTAGTAGCATATCACTTAGCATCCATGGGCCATAAGGTAACAATAATCACTGATATGCTACCGACATTTATTAAGGACTTTGAATTTTTTGATTCAGAGAATAGGGTAGAATATATTCATGGTCACGATATGTTGCAGAGCAACTGGCTTCTTAATAATAAGAATAACAACATTGACATAGTGATATGTGTTCCTAGAATACTGGAAGGCTTCCACTATGCTAAGAGATGGTCTCTACCTTGCTATGCTGTTCTACTGGAATCTCCTAACTTTGTGAGTGAGTACCGTAATGGTATGGATGGGACTGAGGCATACTGGCAAGATTATAAAAACTGCATCATGGACGTTGCAACTCATGTTCTCTGTAATCCAGGGCCAACGCTAGATGCGGCTAAAGAATGGCTGAAAGATTTTAAGGGGAATATCTATGACTTCCCTCCCCCTATTAATACCTATGCTGCTGATAGGGTTGTTGCTGAAGAAAAGAATGAAGTCACCTTTATAGGGAGACACGTTGATTTTAAGTGCCCTGTAGATGTAGTGAAGATAATAGGTAAGCTACCGGCTAAGATAAGACCGAGCATTAATTTTATTGGCTCACATAGTTCTGCTATGAGGGATAGGATTCTTAAAGCTGGAGAAGACCAGAATGTTGGAATACGCTTTTATGCCAATATATCAGAGTACGAAAAATACTATATTATTAAAAGAAGTAAAATGCTGATAATCCCTTCTATGTTTGAAGGTGCTGGTATGCCTCCTTCTGAAGCCCTGTACTGCGGTAAGCCTGCATTGGGAGTGAATATACCTATCACTAAGTTCATATATTCTAATTCTATTAACTATATGAAGCCTCATGATATATCTGGAGCTGCTAAAATAGTTGGTGCACTTTTGGGTAGTGATAAGTTGAGAGCAGACCAGGCTGAGTTTGGTAAGAAGTACCTTTGGGATAAGAAGAGCAATATTAAGTGTATCCCGTATAAGTCTAAGAACAATATGAGAGATATTTTCTATGATAAGAAGTGGCCTAAGATAACTGCTGGCATGATTGTTATGAATGGTGCTGATGTTATTAAGATTACTTTGGATAGTATATATGATAGTGTGGAGAAGATAGTAATAGTGGAAGGAGCGGTTTATGATTATGAGAAGGCCAATCCTTCTCATGTTGACGGTGGTCATAGTGTTGATTGTACTCTTGATGCCATTCTTAATTATCCTGACCCATTAAAGAAGATAGAGCTAGTATCTGTTTCTGATGACTTCCCTGATAGGAAGAGCAATCTGTGGAAGAACAAGAATGAGATGCAGAATGCAATAGCTAGGAGAATAAATACTGAGCTATATCTTAAAGTTGATGCTGATGAGGTTTGGAAGGAATCTGATATAGAATATGTAAGAAGACTGTTTATGGATGATAAGGATTTAACTGTCCTATATATGCAGAGATGGCACTTTTGGAAAAATCTCCAGACTGTGGCCGTAGGTGGTCAGTGGGATTCTGCTGAGGCTAGAGCTTGGAGATGGAAGAAAGATTTTAGACATAATGAGGATGTTAAGGGTGGATTTAATTATTACTTTGATAAGGATGGGAAGAAAGTTGCTGACCCCAACTATAAGTGTTTAAAGCTGATGATGAGGATGCATTACCATTTAGGTTATTGCAGAGATGAAAAACACATTGAAGGTAAAATTAATTATTATGCCAATAGGGGCATAGAGCAGAACGTCAGGAATAACTATAAGAATTGGACGGAAGGTCAACCAACTAATTCTACTCATCCTAACGGCACAACCGCTCAACCTTTTACCGGAAGGCTCCCTATTGCTCTTGATGCTAATTACCCTAAACAAGTTAAAGTGAATCCTAAAGAAACTGAAGAAAATAATATAGGGATGATGCATTCCCCTTTGAAACAACCCAACTAGCCTAAGAAGGAGAATTAAGAATGCCGTTCATTTATAGGTGTCTAGCTGTTAGCGATGTGAAGAAAGCCATAAAGACTAGGTGCAATGAGCACCCTGATAAGAATGGGATACTTTGTAAGAAACATCTCACAGAGTCTTCCAAGAACCCGATACATATATTGATGCATCACGAAGTCACCAAGCACTATGGCATTCCCTACAAAGGGCAGCTCACGGTGACGGTTGACTTGCGCAGTAAGAGCATGGATAAGCCTATTACTAAGAGCACTTCTGATGAAATTGTTCGCATTACTAAGAACAATCTGATAGAGCAAATGAATGCTATGGATATGGATAAGATAAAGGGAATATATGATGATATGGGGCTTAAAAGCTGGAAGCAGACCAGCAACAAGTTTAAGGACTATGCGTTTAAATACTATGTGTGCAAGGAAATAGTAGAAAAAATATACAGTGAATCTATTTCTAAATAGGTCTATTTTCTAGGGTTGTTTTTCTTTATATTATAAGTAGGTATTAAAAGGAGATTTAAAGTATGAAAAACCGTAATGTAAAGATGTTGGAAGTTAGCACCACTGGCGTCAAGGACAAAGTAGCTCTTTTGACTCCGGGTGATGATGCAGCTGGTAATGATTATATTGATAGAAATTCTAAGATACATATCAATAAAGTTGACCTTGTTGCTGGTGGAGCTGGCGTTGTCACTATCTATATGAGTGGTGGTGGAACGGATAAGGCAGTATTTGAGAGAACTTTTGGAGCTGCTGGTGAGATTCATACTGATGACTGTGACATCTTTGTTGATGATAATATTGTGAGAGTTTTGGGGATTAGCGTCAGTACAAACATTACAGTAACTGGTAGAATTTTCTACACAGTAGAGCCAATCGGCGGCAAGGTTGTGAAGACTTCTGGGCTGTACTAACTACCGGAGTTAACAAACATGAAGCTGAAAGAAGTTTGGAAGAGCACAAGGAAGAAGAAACGGCACGCAGGTTCTGCTATTGTAATGGTAACATTGTTGGCTAAGATTTTATTCAAGGCCAATAATCTTGATGTAGATACCTTTGAAGGTTTTGATGAGTTGTTGGATGGACTACTGGCTTTAGGCGGTTTAGTCTATACAGTAGGTATAGCTGATTACATTATATACAAGATACTTCCTATTACTTGTAAATTGGAGAAAATGTTGGAAGCGTTTAACCTATGGGCTAAAAAGCTAAAGCCTAGTGGGAAATGATTACGGATTAAATTTAATTTGAACTGAAGGGGTAGTAAGTGGTTTCTATTATTGTACCAGCCCGTAATGAGAAATTCCTTCAGCAGACGATTAATAGCATTATAGCCAATGCCACAGGTGAATATGAGGTCTTAGTCCATTTGGATGGATATTGGCCTCTTCCTCCGTTAGATGACCACCCTAATGTCAATCTAGTCCACTCCTCTACCAGCATTGGTATGCGCGAAGCTATTAATGGTTTAGTTAGAATTGCTAAAGGTAAGTACATATTAAAGTGTGATGCTCATTGTGCATTTGCACAAGGTTTTGATGAAGCACTTAGATCAGCTTGTGATGGTCATTCTGTTGTTATTCCGAGAAGATATAGCTTAAATGTTGATACGTGGGGAATAGATAATAATGGGAAAGTACGAGATGCCCATTACCTATCTCACCCTACAGCATTTGGTGATGATACGTACCTTGGATTTGGTATGCATGTTAAAGATTGGCCGGAAAGAGGGGAAGAGCGGAAGGACTTTGTTATTGATGAGGATATGATTACACAAGGTTCTTGCTGGCTTATGAAAAAGGATTATTTCAGGCCTCTCAGCTCTATTGGTTATGGTACATTTATACAGGAGTCTCAGGAGATATGCCTGAGAGCTTGGCTTTCTGGCGGTAAGGTACTGGTAAATAAGAATACTTGGTATGCTCACCTTTGGAAGGGTAAGACTCACGGTAGAATGTATCCGCTCTCGCGGGAAGAGAGCAAGCGTGGTGAAATTTACTCTGCTGACTTTTGGTATAATAATCGTGGTAAGAAAGAGCTAGGTCTAATACATGATTTTGAATGGTTGGTGGATAAGTTCTGGCCTATACCTACTTGGCCTGATGATTGGAGAAGTTTGAAAATTAACTTCCCAGCGATTAACTTAGAACCAACAAAACCCACATTAATGGTAACTACTGAGGTAAAAAATACTATGTCTCCTAAATTTATTAATAGAGATAGTACTGTTAATTACATCTTGAATAAGTTTAACATCAATATCAAGTTAAAGCCTGACCTTCCTATAGAGTTGAACTATAATAGGAGCCAGTGGGGAAAGCTGTTTAATGAGCTAGGTTTTACTTCTGGTGCTGAGATTGGTGTTTATGGTGGTGAGTATTCAGAGAATCTTTGCCGCGATAATCCTGGTGTAAAGCACTATGGTATTGATCCTTGGCTGGCATATCCTGAATACGTTTCTCACAGAATACAGCAAGGTCTTTGCTCTGCAGAAGAAGAAGCTAGAGAAAGATTGAAGAAGTATAATTGTGAACTTATAAAAGAATTTTCTATGGATGCAGTTAAAAGGTTTAAGGATAATTCCTTAGACTATGTATATATTGATGGTAATCATGACTTCCAAAATGCCACTAATGATATTGTTGAATGGGAAAAGAAAGTAAGGCCTGGTGGTATTGTGGCCGGCCATGATTATGATAAACACGCATTCCGTAGTAGGTGTCACGTCAAACAAGTTGTAAAAGCCTATACTGAGGCTATTGGTGTTTATCCTTGGTTTATAACTTCTAAAGAGTGTAGAACAAAAGATACTCACGGCAACTCCTGCACTTCCTGGTTTTGGGTTAAAGCATGAAGATAGCTATAATCACTGCTAACCTAAGTAACTGTGATTCTGATTATCAGATAGTAGAACAGTACATACCGGAGTGCTCATCTGTTGATGTTATTAGGTACAATAATGTTAATTTCCCTCTAAAGCCTTCCTCTACCCCTAGGGCTCAAGCCAAGATACCTAAGATGTTGGGATGGGAGCTCAATCCGAACTATGACTATTATATTTGGATGGATTCTACATTTGAGGTGAAAAGGGCTGACTCTATAATGTGGCTGATTAGTCTGATTGAAGGTGATGACTTTTTATTCTTTAAACATCCTCACAGAGCTACAGTCAAGCAAGAATATGAATACCTTGAGTCTGAGATTTTAAAGAAAAATAAGTACATAGAGGAAAGATATGCTGGTGAGCATTATAATGGAGATTGGTTTAATACACCATTGCAATTATTAGCTGCTGGAGTTTTTATGTATAGGAATTTGCCTGAAGTTAGGGCAATTCTTAGAAACTGGTACTATCAGACTATCCGCTATAATATTAATGATCAACTTAGCTTACCTTATGTTATTGATTCAGATAAATTAATTAGGGTTAAAGTTATTGATCATAACATACTGCACAATAAATACTTTATTCACCATAA